GCCTTATATGTTAAGGTTGATGCAGGATCCAGTTTTAAATTTGTAAGCTTCTTATATATTTTACTTGCATGCGCTTCCCACATTGGGAAAGGTATGTTTGCAAGTTTCTTGAGCATTAAAATCTTTGTCAAATTGGATTTGAAATCCAGGTTATCTATAGTTGTCAAACCAATTACCACATTCTCTTGATCTTCTGATTGAAGCATATGAAGAACAGAATTATATTCTTCATTTGTCATTATGATTTTATTTGCCATCTTTTTTTTGTTTGTAGAATCTACCTAAAATGTTTCCATTAAGAAAGTCTTCTTTCTCAAGTACTTCATATTGAAATAGATACTTTGTTTCTTGATAAGTAAGCTCTATTGCTGAATAGCAAATTCTTAAAATCTCACGGTGAATAACCGTGTTTCTTTTATAAGCTTTTTGTAAAACCTCATTACTGCTATAATAATGTTTATAGTTTAATTTAGTCTCCTTTGTATATTTCTTGACTCTTTGATCAGTTATGGTAGCCAAAACCCTCTTACCCATTTTCTTTTTAGTAACCGAGTGAAAGTTTTTCTTACCAATATATCTTACACATTTACCATCTATAATGGCAGTCATTATATATATAAATCCTATGGCACCTTCTGGTATCCTTTCATCTGTAAATACTGTTTGTTTATATAGCCAACTCATTGCTTAAGTATATTAGATAATAAAGGCATGAGAGTATCTCTTACCTTATTTATACCATGCTTCTCTATGGAATCAGATAGATCTTTTTCCATATCAAGTATGACATATGAGAGGTCAAACTTCTCCTTGTATTTTTGCATTGCCTTGATACCTGGTTCATCATTGTCAAACAAGACACATATCTTCTTGTACTTGTTCTTGAATGCATGCATGATGTGTTCAGGTATAAGGGTGTTCTCACTATCTGGAGCAATTGCCTCAGCATTCTTGAATCCTAGTTTAACAAAATCCATGAGATCCTTTAATGAACTGCAGATCACAAGATAATCCTTGTCCATGGTCAGTTGATCCATTCCTTGAATGTATTCCCTTACTTTTATGAACTTGGTATCTTTAATCTTGGGTTGGTATACTTTGTAGAGCAAACCATCCTTTTTGAAATAACCATACATGTAATGTCCTGATATCATCAACTCTTTATTTTCTCCATCCACATCCTTACTCATGATGTATGATTCAAGGGGATATACATTATACTTCTCAAGTAAACTGGATCCCAAATGATATTTCATCCAGTATTTCTGGTCAATATTATTCCATGGCCTAGTCTTGAAATTTGTTACTTTATATTTGGATTGCTGTTTAAATTCCTTGATGGATACATCTCCATTATTCAATACATATTGATTGTAATCCTCAATGATCTTATGCGCTGCTTCTCCTCTACTACTTAAAGTAAATATTGCTTGTACTAGATTCAAACCATCACCGCCCTTATCAGTAGAGAAATCCTTATATCTATAATCATTCTTTGTTGCAGAATAATAAATACACATGCTTGGATTCTTGTCTTTAGGATTGAATATGGATTTTATTTTTACATCTTGCCCGCATAATTTCTCCTGTAAGTTCAGATAATATTCATAGACCCAAGTCTTTGGTATATCTATTAAATCTGAAATCAAAGATTTAGTTCTTATCATGGTGTAGAAATTAAAAGGGAGAGATCGCTCCCTCCCTTTATTATTCATCAATTGAAACTATAGTTCAAAGTCAGAAGATGTTGCTACTGCATCACTTCCAAAACTTGTAACATTTTCAACTTTTTTCTTTTTGATGTGATCTGCTTCATTGAATTTCATGATCTTGCTATTAGGCTTATCACAAATTTCAAATGGCACTTGTCCTTTTGCATATTTAGGCAAGAATAAATCATGGTTGGTATAACCTTCCTTGTTTAAATATTCCTTACCTGCAATACAGAAGTTTAACATTACATTCTTGAATGGCTTGTCAACATTAAACTGATTTACAAGTGATTCAATCGTATCATGTTTGTCATCTTGATCTGTCATCCAAGTAATGCCAAGTTCCTTGCAAATGTTATTGAGATATTTCATGATCTCCACATCTCTGCTCACAACAATACCTGATTTGGTTGTACCATCAGCATATGCCCACTCACTTGCCTTCACTTTTCCAACTTGACCTTTATGTCTACCCAATTCAGGCTTGTCTTTGTTGATAAAGAAACCTTCAAAATCTTTACCCCTATCAATTCCCTCTAGGTTAAGGATAAGGTGAAAGGCACCAGGTAGAAAGGTAAATGGTTCCAATGTAATGGAATTAATCTTTGCAACATTGTTACCTGGTTGCAGTGTTTTTGGAGTTGCTCCTCCTGAAGTTGGGATGTTTTTTGTACTTAGCTTTGTCATTTTTTTTACATTTAGTTATTAAAATTATTCTTCATATTTGATAATGGATGTGCGAACATACTCTAAATCATTTGGAATTTCAAGTGTTTCAAACATTCCTTTTGGAGATTTACAAGTGTTTTCTCCATTGTTCTGTGTCTCAAACACATAGCGTATATTGCCATCATTATCTTTCTTTACTTTACCAAAGAGCACTATAGAAAACAACCCCTCCAGTGTCAAAGCATTATCAATCATTTTACCAATTGTTTTAGCTTTAACTCTTCTTCTACCATCCATATCCACTGAATCTTCTGCATGCGTCATGAAATAAATCTGCAGATCTTCTCTTAGATCTTTTGGTTTCTTTGCTACTGTTGCTAGACCTGCTGCAATTTGGGTGAATTTATCATATCCCTTTTCAGATGATCTATCAAAGTATTCAAATGATGACATATATTGAAAGTCATCAATTACAAGGGTTTTAATATGTGGCATATTAACAGATACATATTCCATGGCTTTAAGTATGCCAACTGGTGTACTTGTATTGCTCATATTACCTGAAGGATTTTCCTTACTTAAAAGGTTATACTTCTTCTTCCATCCCTTGAAAGGAAGTGGTTTGTTAGCAACATTTATAATAAATGTTTCTGCTGGATTCAAGTTCTCTATGCTAGTAGATTTACCTGAACCAGATTCTGCAATAATCAAAATAGATTGTCCCATTACTTGTCTGTTATTAGTTTATTTAACCACTGTTTACTGCTTACAGGTTTCTTTAACAAGATAGCTGCAAGATCTCTTACTGTTAATTGATCCAATGGTGCATCCATATCAGGATTCATAAGTTCAAAAACAGCATTTGTCTTTTCTACTATTGTAGATAATTTAGCTTTTGGTTTAAGTTCTTTATGGATCTTTACTAATTCAGATACAGGAACAAGATATCTGAATGCTCCAGAAGGACCAGGTTCAGTTTTATCATATTCTTCTTCCCAATGAGAATTATATCTCCATTTATAAAGATTTCTCTCTGGATCCTCAATCTCAATATTCTTACTTGCAAATTCTGTATACACATCTTCCTCTCCTCGCATTTCATTAAGAAAGAATCCAACATGCATTTCATCTTTTCCAGGTGGTTTATATGCTAATTTTGGAATAAATTTAGCATTGTTAATACCAGCATTATCAAAGTATTCTTGGTGAGCTTTCCTAAGCTCAGCTGTTCTTGATCTGCGGTCATCGGGTGTGTTGGTTATTGTACTCATATTTACATTTTTAATCTTCGTTCTTGTTGTGGTGGAGTTTCCATTTCTGATATTTTCATTTTCTCAAACTCCGCTTTGAAAAAACTCATTCTTGCATCACCATTTCTACATTTGATAAAGTGCATTACAAGTACTCTATCATCATCTATAATATATCTATCAGGTCCATAGAACCTGATCTTCTGCTTACCTGGTCTATTTAATCCAATAAGAGTATCAGCATGTTGTAATAGGGCATCTGAACCAAATATGTCTGATTCTAGGATATAATTTCCGTATTTTCCATCCTCATTTCTGTCGGGATTATCAATGTTCCTGTTTAGCTGACTTAAGATTATAAAAATTATAGGGTATTTACGCTTTAGCTCAGTCAATGCTTCTCCCAAGTTGTATAAAGTATCATACTTATCTTTCTCGAATGGAGCCTTTTTGATTAAAAGTGAGTGATCAAGAGTAATCATTGTTTTTGTGAATTTTCCATCAATTGCATGAGATCTCATATAGTTATCAATGATCTCCTTGAATTCATTTACTGTAATTGGTGTTTCAACAACATCAATTGGATATTTCACTCTTTCTTTTGCATGCAGATGACATGTACTTAAATCTTCCGAAGTAAGTTGTCCATCAGCACTGCATAAATACTTGTATGATTTTCCAAGTATAGATGAATATTCACGAATAGCTGATACTCTAGCCAACATTTCAAATGAAAACTCAAGTACTCTAAAGTTTTCTGTAGAATTTAACTTAAAAGCTTCCCGTACAATCTGATCCTTGATAAGAGTTTTGCCTGATCCAGGTCTTCCAGCAATTACATTCATTGAATGCCACTCTAATCCATCTGTGGTGGCATCATTGAATTTAACCCATGGTGTTTTTATACTTTTGATAAGACCATCTTTTCTTCCCTTTAAATAATTAAGGGAATCAAGAAAGCCATCTCTTTGACTCTTCCAAGGTTTGAATTCTTCTTCGGATTTCATACTACATTTTCTTTAAAGTGATTATCAGTTGATTCAAAATCCCCTGATTCAATCATACTACAATAATCAGCAAGTTCTGAATCCCTTGATTTATCTTGATTTGCCTTACATATGAAATACTGTGCGGTTCTCATATATAGATAATTTTTCTTTTCGTATTCATCTATATAGTGAGCTGTAGCTTTAAGTATTGTATCCCATGTATAAGTATAATTCTCAAAAAACCATCTGAAATTTGCTTCAATTGTTTTATCATTGGATCTGGCTGGTTTACCACTAGGTAATTTTCCTTTAGGAAATAAATCCCTATAAGAAACAATATTTGTTGTAAAATCATTACCTAATAATACTTTAGCAGTTCTTTTCTTTTGAAATTTAAAATAAGAACCTATTGCACCAATCATATCTGTTGACTTTGCTTGTAATGTATATCCACCTTCAATTGGTTTTAACCAACCATCACTTACCAATACTCGTAAATCCTGATGAATATTCACTGATGCTGGAGATAAACCATGTTCAATGCAATTAAGCAGATAAAATTGGTTCGGTGATAAGCTTTCCTTCAAAATCAGGTTGAAGAAAAGCATTAATTCTGATTCTTTCATTGATTTCATCTAATACTGTTTTATATGCTGTGATTATTTCCTTGTCATTGTTATCAATGAGATCCTGAATGTGTTGATGTCCATATATAACAGATGTGTGAAGAAATCCACTGGATCTACCAATCTGTACAAGTCTATACTTCATTTTGTATGCAAAGTGCATGTACATTTGTCTATAAAGTATAACCTCATGCTTCCTGGATCTATCCTTGATTCCCCTTGGAAACTCAGTTAGATCTATGTAAGAATTACATATCTCCTCTAGTTCATCAAGCTCTATTGGATAAACAGTATCTGGTACAAGTTCATATATAACAATGGGATTGAACCCATATCTATTGTAGAACTCACGCTTGAATGTATTGGCAAGCTTATCTGCCTCTGCAAGTTTTTCTTTAGGTACTTTAATTGCCATTGATTTATTTATTAATTTTAGTTTTTAATTCAGAATTATGAAAAAGTCAGATTATTTAGTTTATTTCATTGCACTTATCTGTTTAGTAATGGCACTTATCCCTAGACATCAGACAGTTATCCCAGTAAGGGATACTTTTAATATCAAACCCTATAATGATTCAATCAAGAAACTTGATTCTTTGATTTCTATGGAGAGAGAAAAGACCCTACTCTATAAGAAGCTTGTTGATAGTTTAAATGAGTTACCACCTAAGATTAAAATCAAATATGCAAATGAAAAATCTAAAATTCCTACTGCCTCTGTTGTTGAATTGGACTCCATTATCAGGACAAATGCAGGACTCGCACAAAGATAGCACAATCTGTTATTCCCAACAAGAATTGCGGGTAATTTCTCTCAAATTAATTGAGGGAAATGAGTGTGATGAGTTGCTTAAAATCTCTGATGAACTTAATCAATTCAAAGACAGTGTAATAACTTCTCAAGATAGCATTATCAATAAACAAATACTAAAAATAGCCATTAAAGACACCATTATAATCAAGCAAGATAAAGAAGTTTCTGATCTTAACAATCAAATCAAGAAAGATCATAGAAAACTTGTCTGGACAAAGATTGGTTGGGCATCTACTACAACTTTACTTACTGCTATTATGTTATATACCTTATTCCATCTGTAGGGATACCAGTAACATAAACTCCTGTAAGATCACCAAAATTAAATGCCATTACTGTGTCTGAAGGACAAGTAACTTTCTTTTCTTCTTTAGTTCTCACTACAAAACGGAACATCTTTCCTGTAAAATTAATAAAGAATAGATAATCACTAGACCAGTGTTTATAATAATCTATATTGAAATCAATTTGTTTATTATTATCTGATTGTATATAATCCTTTAATGTACAATGAAAAGTTTTAAAGTGATCATAATCAAAACGTTCTTTGTTAAATTCATGCATTGCCAATCCAAAGTCCTCATATGTCTTGACATGAATTAAAGTATTGATCATGTCTTCATAGTAGCCTCCAGGATACATGCGTCCATTGAATTCATCTGCATATCCTATCCATGTTTCTCCATCTTTTTCATAGAGTACATAAGCACTTCCTCTTGTCATACTTGTTGGTGGTTTATTTAAAATTGATTCTGTTGTTACCATATAATGTCATAATTATAATTGTCTTTTACCAGTTTACTTATCTTGTTGAATACATCATCACAATCCCAATGCTCATGATTCATGTATACTGCTGTATGAGGATGAGAACAGGTGAGTTTATGGTTATTATCAGATACATGTTCCATCCATTGTTGTGCATACTTGCCTATAAATAGATAAATCAATCCAGGATTATAGGCATTGAGAATGTCTACTAAAAACATCATGAATGGATTCCATATATGAGTATGTCCAGTTGATTTACCTATTTCTACAGTTAGTGAGGTATTCAAGAGTAATATACCCTGATTGGCCCACCTTGTAAGGTCTGGATTATACTCATATGGTTGGTTATCATACACGGTAGTTTGAACAGCTTTGAGTATATATTTAAGTGGAGCTTGGGCTTTCATCTCATTGCTACATGAGAATGCCATGCCATCTGCTATACCTATATAACTATAGGGATCCTGTACCATCATGATTACCTTAAGATCCTTATAATTACACTTCTCAAATGCATTAAACATCTGTTTAATTGGGGGTGTAAATCTCTTGCCTTTTTCAACCTCTTTGATAAGATTGATAATGATTTTATCAAAATCCTCACTTAGCATAAAAGTCTTG